TGGGCTAAAGTCACCATTAAGTCCATTGGATAACAAGACAGAAGCATCTAACTTAAATAAATCTTCTAAGTATTGGACTATGCTTAGTTTTATTCCAATTGGTGGAATTAAGTCCTCTACGTTTTGTTGTGTTACATCGGTACCAGATTTACCTTTTTGTGATGCCGGGTTGAATACCCAAGTTCCTGCTAAATTTGTTTCATAGCTGCCAATCGAAATACTATCGGTTACATTTTGAATAGCGTAATACCCAACAATACCAGGATCAAAAGTATCTTTGTCGATGCCAAGTGGGTTTGCTGGTACGGTAAAGAAGCCGCCTTTAAAAAATACATTATTACCAATTGTAGTAACATTGGCTGAATATCCATATTTTAATAAAACTTCTGCTGAATCCACAAGAGACTCAGCCCACAAGGCAGTTCTTAGACCTGGAAAGTCTTGAGCATTAAAACTAATATTTTTTAACAAACCTGAATCTGCTCCAATTTTCACATGAGGAGCATTATACCTAATATCTTGAGACTCGTCAAATGGGGGAGTAATAGAAGACAGATTTCTTAAAAGATAGGGGCTCGTTGTAGGGCTACTAATGCTTTTAAGCGGAGTGTATAAAACAACTGTTCTTAAGTTGTCTCTTGTAGCGGTCTGGTCTGTTGTCTTTAGCTTAGATGAAAAAGTTTTTAATTTACTTTTTGAATTTGTTTTATAGATTTCTCTAAACAGCGCGGTATCTTTTTTGTTTCCCGTCATTTTTGTTAAATAAAAGAATGGTCTAATTGAGCCAATGTGAGTTCTACCAAATAAAGAACTACTGCTTTCATTACAAATCCTTGGTACTAAGTCAGTCATAACATCATTTAAGAAATCACCAAAACTATAAATAATAAGATTTTTTGATAAGTAATTTCTATAATACCACTTTTGAAATTCGTCTACAGAGACTAATATGTCACCTAAATTTAATGAGTAATCTTTTCCAAAAGCTTTTGTCTTTATATTACCAAACCCGATAAACGGAGCTTGCTTATCTTTAAAATCTTTTTCTAAGTTTTCGTAAGCTGCGGCGACTAAAGCTCTTAAGGAAAAGAACCCAATATCACCGAAAGTTTTATCACTCTCTGATCGTTTTGCTCCTATAGGAGTATTCATAATAGATCCAATGGTTTTATCTAAAACATTTAATGCCTCGTCTCCTGTTTTACCTTTAATTGTTTCAAAAACAATGTTATCTTTAAACTTATCTGCTGATGAAATTGAAAAGGAAGTCGTTCCCAATGGTGTAGAATCCGCAGCGGTCTGCCCTTCTTCTAAAAACATATTTGTTTTTATTTGAAATTTTCTAGTTTCCTCTTCTTTTTCAGAACTAGCTTCAAAGTTAATTTTAAACAACTCTTTATTATTTCTAATAGTTTCAACAATAGTCTGTTTTACCAATGGACCTAATTGCTCTTTTAGTTTATTAAGAAATCTTCTTTGTTCTCTAAGTTTATTTTCTAATTCTTTTTTCTTAGATTCAATTTTAATTAAATTATTTTTATTTTGACTTGTACCAGTTACTCTTGTAGCTTGCTTTCTTTTTTCTGACTGAACTTTAAAAATTCTTAATTGATTCTCTATTTTATTTGAACTTTTTACAAGATCTCTATAATTTCTTAATAATTTTTTAGTTGACTCACCAGATGAAAAGTTACCAATTACAAAATCCCCTTTTGGTATTGATATATCAGAGTTTTTGTTAAATAAATCTTGATCTTGTTGAGTCGTATAAGAAGTTGATAGTCTAATAGAACCGTCTTGCTCAAAATTAAATGTGTGTGATTTATATCTTAAAATAAATCTTTTCTTTTCCTTTAACAAAATTTGAGTTTGAATTTTTGGTGGAATAATAGTCGGATCTGTGAATCTTGAAATTCCATACCCATATTCTAAAACCAATTCTTCGAACTTTGGAGCTAAAAACGCCATTACTTTAATAAAACTAAAATCTTGTCCATCAACAATTTGTTTTCTTGTTAAAACATTGATATTCTGAAAGAAAAAGTTAATATCAACATTTACACTAAGAATATTGCCTAGGGCTGGAAACTTCCTATTAACAGTTACAGAATTTATGCCTGCTCCGTCACCTCTAGCAAATTTGCCACCTAATATTTTGGTTTTTTCGTCTTTAGTGTGTGGATTATATTCATTTTCAGTAGAAAATGACTGAAAAGGGACAACTAATTCTTTCCACGGGTCATTTTCTTTCTTTTTATATCTATAAATCAATTTGACATAAGGAGTCATTGCGGCTAGTTCTTCAGAGCCGATATTAGACATAAACTTTAAATATTCTTGATGTTCTTTTAGTAATCTTGGATTTGATGGCTTTCCTGGCGTATAACCCTCTTCAAAATCCTGATGATGGTCTGGATGAATACTGAAGATTCGATTTCTTGTATTGGCTCTACCGTTTATTATTTTTTTATAAACATCGTCTGGTAATCCAGGGACTTGGGTTTTCTCAAAGTAATCATCATATAAAATTCTGGCAAGAGCGCTTCTTTGGGAGTCTGTAGAGCCTCTTTGAATTTGTGGAGTTAAAACTTCATTTAAAAAAGTTTGACGTGATAGACCACCAGGGACTATTGGAAAAAATAATTGTAATGATCCTAAATCTACAGACATGTTATAAACCGATTATGCTTAAAAGTTCATCTAAAAATAGTGGAACTAAGATTGTTTCTCCAAGCTCGATGTGTTGTTCTGTTGGTTTCTTATTAAACCAAGCAATTACCCACCAATACTCAGGGTTATTATAATACTTTGAAGATAGTTTGTAAAATCTATCTCCCACTTTCCAAGTGACAGCAGCAGTTTCAATTGAATCATATATCTGCTGATTTGGATAAAGTAGCTGATTAACTCCAGTTTGTCTTATACCCTGTTCTCCATAACGACCTTTAAAAGACTTACGATATCCAGAAGTTGAGTTAATAAATTCTAATAAATTGTTGTATCTAGAAACGGCCATTATTTAATTTCCTATTATCTTATTTATATTTTTATTTTCTTTTGTTCCGTTACCTGTTGCAGTGTTGCCAGCGGCTCGTGAAGCAGCGGTACTTGTTGCTTGGGTATCGGCACTACCTTCTGACTGGTTTTTAAAAAACGGAGAACCTGATGAATCCAAGGTATAAGGATATTGACCACTCTCTACATCTAAGAATTCGCCTCTTTCGTTAAAGCCGGGAGTTCCTTCGTGTAAAACATTCATATTAAAAGATACTTCATAAGTTTTAACATAAATGGCACCGTCACCATTTCCAGAATTAATTAAAAAAATGCCATTAGATTCCATGCCGTGATTAATACTAACAGAACCATTAATGTAGCCAAGCAGGCCCCTTGCCGGGTTTGTATAATCACAAATAAGATTTGCAAATTTAACTCTGATTAATGGTGGAGAGTTAATAATCTTTGTTTTATTATTTTGGGTATTCAGATATGATGGGTACAGATTTTTTACTACAGTATTAATGTCAGACAAGATTTCTCTAGCGTGTTCTTCTTTAAATGCTGGCATCATTAAACTAAATGTTATAGCTCTTGAGGTCCCTAAACTGGGATTGGATCTACGCGACCAAACACATCGATAGTGTTAAACTTAGGGCTAAAACTGTCTTGTAAGTTTTTCATGTAAGCTGGGAAAGTAAGACTTTCTCCAGTTGTGGGAAACTGAATAAATACGTTAGCAAAAGGATATTTTAATCTAAGCTCTCTTTCTTCATTAGAGGAATATTTGAGCTTTTGATCCTCTTGTAGTGTTTTCTTTAAAACTTTTAATGCGTCTGCGTTATTATGCAATTTATCACCCTCTTATAAATTCACGGCGTGAGATAATAAGTCCCTGGCGGTACCGACATATTTCTTGTGTTGCCTTTGCCTCTCAAAGCAGCCATAATGGCGTTTGCTTGGACCGTCTGTCCTGCTATTAATTTTTGCAACTGAGTTAATAGTTCTTTTGTATTGGCGTTGTCACCCTCTAATTGTTTAGCAAAACCACTAATTGCTTTCGCTGCGGCATCAACTGTAGGAGTAAACTTATCTAATTTTTTAAATAGAATGCGCTGGGCCTTTCGCTCTCCACCCTGCCTAAGATCAGTTAGAGACTGAGCTACTTTTTCAAGACCAATTGTAAAGTTCCCCATTAATTGTTCGTTAGTAATTTGAGCTTTTTCGTTGCGAGTTGTTAATTCTCTAGCCATACGAGCTTGTTCTGTAGTATTCATAGCTGATAGGCTTGTAGTTCCTGAAATAAATCTTTGAATATCGGCTGATTTATCCTTATTTATCAAAGATCTAATCATTCCAACATCTACACCAAGAGTACCTGCCAGTTCTTTTAAAATAGCTCTTTGACCTAGATCCGACATGCCACGAATTTTATCACCCACTTGTCCAACTTGTTTTGCAATGTATGCCATTCTTTCAGGCTGGGACATAAGTGTGGCCTGGACTGCATCAAAAGAGCCCCCTAGGTTAGAAATAAGCATGTTAAGCTTACCACCAAACTCCATGCCACCTTCAATGGTGTCAAATTGGTCAGTTAAACGTGTTAAGCTTGATACTTCGGTACCTAATCTACGAGCCACTTGTTGGAAAACTGTAAACTTTCTTAAAGCCTTATCTGGATCTAACTCTACAAAGAATTGGCCAGCAGCAGCAGTAAAATCATTAAAGACTTTCTTTACTGGCTGCCCTGTATCCAAAGCAAACTTTTGTAGTCTTCTGGAGAACACGTCTGTTTGAGCAGCAGTCTGTTGTAGGCCGGTATCTAACTGATTAATAAATCTAGTTGAAGTACTTATATCAATACCAAACTTTTCATTAACAGCAGCAATTTTTAATAAAGCTTCTCTTTGTTGTGGATACCCTTTAGATACTACGCCAGCCAAGTTGCCTTGAAAATCTTCAAACGCTCTGTTCAGAGTTTCGAAAGTAACGTTGTAATTGCTAAGAGCATCTTGTTGCCTTCTTAGTTCTAAAATAAACTTTCTACCATCAACACCGCTTTTATTTAAACTTATTCTGTAAGTTTCAATCTCTTTGATGGTGCCACTAAAAGCATTTATAAGAACCCTGACACCTGTCGCAAGAGTTGCTAGGCTCGTGGTAGTAAGTCCTGAAAGGGAATTGACTTTAGAAAGGTCTTTGACACTTTTTAAAGCTTGTTCGGATACAGCCTCTAAACCCTTTTGAAACTCCGTTGCACCGCCAGTTACATCAATAAATGCATTTTTTAACTTTTGAGCTTCGCTGAATATACCATCAAAAGATTTACTAGTGCTAGCTCTTGAGCTTTTACGGCGATTAATAAAGCTTATTAACCTAGTTTTTTCACCTCGTGTTAAAGTACTATCATTATTAATTTCGCTAATAGTTAATTTCCCATTTAACACCTTATTCAATATTTCTTTGGCATTATTCAATGTACTTCACCTCTTTATAATTAGACTAGTTATCAACTTTATTAGTATCAGTATGATATTTCAAAAGTTTATCAAAAAACCAGTTTCTTAAATTAATAGGAAGAGAATAAGCCTCAGTAAAACTAAAGTTTGATTTAAAGACCATCAAGAAGATCTGTTCATAAACAGATTTAAAGTATTCACTCGACAAGCCAAAAAAAGTTCGCCCCAATTGGGACGCCTCCTTTGTTGAGATGTCCACACTCTTTACATTCCTGCTGGAAGGTGAAATCAACATCGGGGCTAAAACTATTATATTGCTTCTTTAAGAATTTTGAATCCTTAAGCAGCATTGATTGTACAAATCCATTAATTGTATTTGGATTGTTATTACCATCTATAGAAACAATCATTCTTCTATGAAGCTCAACTGTCTCATTTGGCTGAATACCATGCTTTTTTTGTTGTTCTGCTGCTTTATTAATTTGTTTTAAATCACCAGCAGTCATTATCTTAAACTCAACTTCTTTATTTGATAATGGTAAAGTTACACAAACAGTATTATTCTCTGTAATTCGATCTAAATCTATTTCAATAGAACCAAGTTCGGATAAATTAATAGAACAGTCTACATCTGATAGACAGGCTTCACAGCCTACAACAAATTCGTATTCGTTGCCATATGAGTTCTTTCTAGCATTAATTAAAATAGCGTTTCTATCACCCGGCAATAAAGTATTTGAATCAACTCTATCGACGGTAACACTTTCAATTAGTCTATCGAACATAATACCAGCCTTGGCGTATGCTTCGGAACTTAAAATGTCCTCTTCCTTTGTAGTCATATAACGGACTTCAACGCTTTCTTTATTATGCCACGGATGATTTGGATTATAGAACGTTCCCTTTGATGGTAACTCAACAAAATCAGTTGGTACTTGATATCCTGTGGTCGCGGGTGCTGCCTGTGGAGCAGGAGCAGGCTGCTGATTATCGAACTTTTCTTCCTGTTGTTTCATAAACTGTTCTAAAAGCTCGGGAGGGATCTGAGTCCTTCCTTCGTTGTTTCTCATTTAAACCTCTTAAAATAAACCTTGGCCAAGCTCTAACTTAGCCCAATCATATTGTATCGTAATATTGATATCTGTTAAGCCTTCTTCTGAATAACTGTTGTCACTAAACTTAACAGAAGTGATCATACCATTATAGATTGTCCACGTTTCAAACGTAGTTCCATCTGGCTTTAAAGCAACAATCTTTAGATTGCCTAGTGCTCTTGTTAAATTTTCTTTTGTTAGATTTCTTGTACCAAAAGTAGAGTCTCTGACAGCATCTAAGGGACTTGCGATAGTTGATAGAACTGAACCAAAACCTTCTGCTACGTTAACATCGTCTGGATAGTAGTAGGAGTGGGCTAACAACTTAGCCATAACGTTACCACCAACAGAACCTACGGTCTGGCCATCAAAAATCTCTCGGACTGTAAAACTAATTTGATCCCACTTAACTCTAACTGGATATCTAACTACATGATCTAGTAAAATGTGCTCTACAGTTGATACCGTATAGGATGGACGATCAATACGACTAATATAAAAAGCTGGAATATTGTCAATTAAAGCTACAAAACGAAACTTCTGTTGAGCATAAACCTCTAAATCGTTTCTAAATAATTGTGATTGACCATCAAAGACGGTATACTTTGCTATATTTCCAAGTGTTCCAGCCATACTAATATAATTAGTCTGACTTTAAATTATTCAGTCGGACTAAATGTTTCTAATTCAGCCCAATCATAGGAAATATTTAAGCCTAACTCAATCAAGCCTTCATCACTGTAACTCATCTGATTATAAGTTACTGATTTAACCCAAACAGAGTTAAGTCTCCAAGTCTCAATTGTCTCACCAGCAGTATTAAGAGTATCGATTGTAACTTGGCCTAACTGATCAATAAAACTAGCTTTGCCAACTGACTTTCTTAAGTAATTGGGGTCTGAAGGAGAGGCACTAAAATCACCAGGATAAACATAACCAGCATTTCTTACTAGGGCTAACAATCTACTAGAAACGTCTGGGTCAATCGGATCTACTAGGCTAATATTGATGTCATTCCAAGAGACTCTGCCTGGGAACTTAAAGTCGTGAACCAAAAACTCATGCTTAGTCTCGCCAATTGTTATTGTTGGTCGGTCTGTAGTTTTAACAACATACGCCGGAATTCCTGCGATATTAAGAATAAATTTATATTTTCTTTTTGGTTCTGTTAGTGGGTTTGCCCAAACTGGAATTGCTGTAGCCATTATTTTTTATCTCCTAAACCTAAATAGTTTGTCTTTGTATTAATCATCAAAAGAAGCCCCAGTGTTGGTGATGATGAAGTCTAGAGCAATGTACTCAATAGCTCTTGCTGGCTTGATAAACAATTTAGCATACAAGATATTCTGATCAATCAAGTCGGGTGTTGTTGTAGTTTCGTCTAGAACTAATTTGTAGCCAGTTAAACCAAAGCGAGTCTTAACATCTGTCAAGAATGGGATTGCTTGGTTCTTAAAGTTGTTCCAAGTGTCTG